GATCATAAGATTCAGTTTAGAAAGGAAGTGACGTCTTTGGCTTACCGTCAGCTACCCAAGTGTCTAGTTCGATGTAGAAACCTGCCTCACCTGGTTTAGCATCCTTTTTGTTTTTAATAAGAATGTTAGCCCAACCATTATTAGTTGCTGCAAAGTCATTCATTTTCTTTAAATCATCAGGGCCGAAAGATACTTTCTTAAACTCCCCAAATGCTGTCTTCATTGTGAAAGACCTTCCTAGGAAAATCTTCTCTTTAGTTACTGCCATTGTTTTTTGTTTTATTTATTAAATACTATTGCTCTTTGATTCAGGCTTTGTAGCTGCTAAGATTTCTTTTAGCTTAGGCCTATGTTTCATATCTATTGCAAAGTCAATTAAGACTTGTTGTAAAAAGTCAAAAGTTTCCTGTGAGAAAACATCTTTGTTTTTCTTCACTGTTTTAGCCACTTTCAATTCCTTGTTTTCTAATTCTAATTCTTCCATTTTGTTTTGTTTTAACGGCCTTGACCTCGGTAAACCTTCGGCTTAGCACTATGTTTATTAAATGATTTCTTAGCTGAACCTCGTTTTCTACTTCCGAAGCTCACCTTTCTCGAATCTCCAGTCTTCGTTTTCGCCATCTTTATAGATTTTTACTTGTATTGTTTCATCTCTTACTTGTTGGCATAGCATTGCAGTTCCTCCTGCCATTGATAACTCTTCTAAAAATACCATTTGATCCTGAGACATTCTATCGCCAATCGCTTTTATCTCACAGCAAACAAAGTAACCATACTTCTTATTGTAACCAATGATGTCAGGTACTCCTTTTCTACCTATGAAGGCCCTACCTCTAACAGCTAGGTTATTATTCCTCCATACTTCATTGCCACCATCCTTTAAAAAGTCTAACATCATCTTTGTTAAATTACTTGCTGATAGGTATGCCATCACCAAAATTACAATATATTATTAATATACATTAATACCAGCGAATAAGTTCATCAGTTGGCATCTTAACATATTTTATTTTATCCTTCACTTTTATCTCACCTATTCTCCAATATCTTCTAGCCTTTACTCGTAAAAACTCTGCTCTTATAAAAACTATTCTATCTCTTAGGTCTAAGTTAAAAGCAAAAAACTCTACTCTTTCATCTGATATGCCACTAGGCTTGCCATCGTTCTCATACTCTAGCAAAAAATAACCCTTCTTTAAGGCTTCAGTTTGGTGTATAACTAAAACCTTAGTACTCTTAGCAAATATTCTTATGGCTTGGTAAGTACCATCTACAGCCTTAGCAGCTTCTATCTCAAACTTTCTTCTATTTCTATAGCCCTTGGACATAATCTTGAAAGGTCATTGTTTCAGGTAAAAATCTTAACGCTAGGTTTTTTGTAGCTCCGTGTCTATTCTTCTCCACTTTACAAACTACTAAATCATTAGGAGAATATTCTCTACCACCAATTTCTACTGACTCGGTTTGTTCGTAGTAGCCTGGTCGCATTAGCATTATCACAGCATCAGCATCTTGTTCTATTGATCCTGATTCTCTAAGGTCAGATAACTGAGGCATCTTATCCCCACGTTCTTCTACTCTGCGTGATAATTGGGATAGGGCGATAATAGGTACTTCCAACTCTTTGGCAAGTGCTTTTAGGCTCCTACTTATGTAGGATACCTCTTGCTCTCGGTTTTGGTTTGACTTGCCAGTACCACTCATAAGTTGAAGGTAATCGATAAAGATAATCTTTATGCCATACTTCTGTTTAAGAATAGTTGCTTTGGCTCGTAGCTGGGTTACACTAATACCGCCCATATCCTCTATGTAGATGGGGGAAGTAAGTATCTTGTCGTCAGTTCGCATTAAGTGAACTTTTTCGTTATCGGTCAGTAAATTCATTCTAAGACGTTTTAAGGGCAGTTCAGAGCTAATTGACTCTAACCTTTCAACTAACTGATTGGAGCTCATTTCGAGGCTAAAAATGGCCGTAGCGATGCCTCCTTGGATTGCTATGTGGTAGATACTAGAAAGCATAAAGGCAGTCTTACCCATTCCTGGTCTAGCGGCTATAATAACAAAGTCAGGATCTACCCAACCGCAAAGGGTGTTATTAAGCTCCATAAAGCCTGTGTTAATGCCTAATAACTGACCACTAACAGCAGCATCACGACCTTCATTTAGCTGCATAATGATTTGGTCTATAGTCTTTTCGTATATATTACCAAACTCTTGTAGTCCTAATAGTTGTTTATTAAAGGTAGCTAAGGTATCATCAGTAGATTCAGCACCATCAAAGGCTGAAACTTCCATTAGTCTGCCCAGGGTTGCTAACTTTCTACGCTTGTATAATTCTATTACTACCTCTATGTGAGTGTTTAGGTGAGCAGTAGATACGACACTATTTGTAATCTTTGATAGGTATAAGGCTCCTACTTCTTCAGAATGTTTATTATCTATAAGTCGTTGGAATACAGTACTTAAGTCTATTTGTATGTTCTTATCATACATCTGCTTAATAGTTCTAAATATCAGTTGGTGCCTTAAATCGTAGAAGATTTCTTCATTTAAGTAGTTGACTACTAAAGGCAAGGCTCTTTTATCTAGTAGAATAGAGCCTAGAATATTCTCTTCTAGCTCAAGGTTTTTAGGTAGGTTTATAACATCCATTATTTTATAAGTTTTATGTATATATCCTTGTATGGATATAATGCTACGATTTCATCGTTAATTAATAGTAAAATACTTCTACCTTGGAAGGCAATCTTATCTGCCATTATATGTTCCTGTATTGTTAAATCGTTATTAAAAACTAAATATTTATTCATTACTTAAGCTTTATTTTAGTTGTTTGTGATACTTCAGTATTAAACTTTGATGAGTTTCTTTTCCAGGTTCTTACAGCTGCTTTCCAATCCTTCATAGGGTTTTTACCTACTAACCATCCGTTTGAATCATAATGATCTAAAAAATAAGAACTATCTAATGATATAAAACCAATTTCTTTAGCATACTCATTAACTTCACTAGCCGTAGGCCTTATAAACTTAGTATTCTTTATATATAGTTTAGAAGTATTAGTATTACTTATAGGGGCACTTTCCCCGACATCGGTGTTTGTCGAAGTCGGTATATCATAAACTACGTGGTTCCATCCACTAAAGTGTCCTGAGTCATTAATAACCTTTACTGAAATGATATAACCTTTTTCCTGCAGCCCTTTAAAAACTCTATCAAGTGTACCTTTAGAACAACCTACTCTTTCGTGTAAAGTAGTTTTATAGATAACCCAATCGTGTCTAAGACTTAGTAAAAAAATAAGTAAACCTCTTTCTTCTAAGCTTAATCCAAAATTTCTGATAATCTCGTTATCAATAGAAGTAAATCTATCTACTGATTTACTTTTAATAATCATTCCTGTATTCATAACATAAAAAAAGGGCTTCGGAATCCAAGCTAGTCGCATTAGCTTTTCATCCTCCACCCTAAAAATCTTAAATGGATATGCGACATCCTACAACAAATATACTAAGATTTAGGTAGTATCCTAAAAGCCACTACTCTCTCTTTATCTAAGTGCTTAATCATAAACTTCTTCCTAGCAATAGGGTTTAATGATTCTCTAATGCTCTGTGCTGTCACTTTAGACTTCCTACTAGCTGCTGCTATAGATTTAAAATGAATCTCTTCCTTGTTGTCTATAAACACCATTCTCACAGGTATATTATTCTCCATCCCCTTTATCTCTTGACTCATATGGTTTAAAATGGTTTTTTAGCCCTTTTATAAATTGTTTGTTATTATACTTAAACTCTCTTTTGACGAAGAACTCTTCATCGATTTCTCCTCCATCCATTGCGTTGGGATATACGAGAATGTCATCATCGTAAAAGTTCCTAACCATACCTGTGTCGTATAGTACGACTTTCCAAACTGTGTTTGTATCGCTTCCGTAATCGATCCAGGCGATTGCTTTTCCGTACCCAAGAGGAGTGTGAACATCTATGGTGGTTTTTAGTTGGTGTATCATTTGTATTTGTATATATATTCTTTAATTTCTACTACTGCCATTGCAGAGCAATAGACAACAATAAAAACAGGTACTGCAATAAAAAAGAATTTTAACATCCCTATTGTTTCTTTCATATATTTTGGCTAAAATGGTTATTAAAATATTCTTCAAATGTTATATCTTTTTGTGTTTTCATACGACTATAAACATCATACATTTGATCCCTTTCTTTTCGTAATAAGATATGCTTATTTGCATTAAGCCATTCAACAAATTCATCTCTAAATATTGTTGACCTATAAAACTCTTGAAATATTTGAGTTACTACTGTCCAGTTTTCCATAATTATTTCTTTAAGGATATTTTAAATGTGGTTGTAGATACTCTAGGTGCTGGATGTACCATCTCACCTGTCTCAGGATCAACCATAGGAGTGTTAATAGTTCTAAGCATCTTCTCTCTTTCTTTAAGAGCATACTTAAGTGACTCTACTTCGTTGTTAAGTTTAGTCCAAGCATAATCTTGGTCATAGATGTACTTAACTCCTGATTCAATCTTAGTAACCTCGCTACCTAAGACATCAGCCTTACCACCAGGATACTTAGCTAACTCATCTACTACGATTTCTCTAAGCTCACTACGAACACCATCAAATAATTGTGCGATAGCATCCATACGAACTAATGTTTCAAGTGCACTATCGCCTGTCTCTTTAAAGTGTTCTACAATAGTTGTCTTGATTAAGTCATTGTTAAACTTACTCGGTTCATAGGTAGATAGTTCTACCTTGGGTAAAAATATTTCTGTACTCATTTTTATTTGTTTTTTAATTTGTATTTATTTGACATGAAATTTATGCCATGTCTAATTTCATCTTCATCCCAGCCAATAGCTTTTAATGCTCTAATAATTAAAGTAAATGTATGACCGATAGAATCAACCATACTTGTATCTTGTATTATTGCACTTAAATCATCTATTTCAATAGTTATTTTCATTTACTTTTTTGTTTTAGATGTAAATGATTCTTTTTTAGACTTAAGCAACATTAGTAAGGCTTTATCGCCATCTATGTATTGCTTGTATCCATAATATATATCTACTAACTCCTTATTTTTTGTGCAGTCAGTAATCTGCTTAATTAATTCTACTCTATCAACTTCTACTTCTGCTATCTCTTCTACTTCTACCTCTTGTACGACAGGTTTTTTGGGCTCATCCTTAGCCTTAGCATCTGCTTTCGCATCTGCAAAATCCATCTCTTCAGCAGGTGTAGCCTCAAATCCAGCTGCTTTCATTAGCCAAGCAAGTAGGTTCCTATAAGCCTTGCCAATCGCCCTTGTCTGTGCCATAGATAAAATAGCATATTCATCAAAGTATCTCTTAGTTTTTTCGGCATTCGAGCATAAGGCAATGCCTGTAGCAACGAGCTGACCTGTAGTAATATTGCGAACCTCACAAGTCGCCATATATTTAATAGCAGTTTCATTTGATAAGTCTTGAGTAGATGTAATAATTGGCATCAATCCTAGTGAAGCTCCAGCAAATTGCCATCCTTCCACATTAACGAATTGTTTACCTTGAATGTTAGACGATAAGCCTTTCTCTTTGATTAGCTTAGATAACTCTGTGCTTAGTTTAAGCATTGAGTCCTTGTTGATTAACTCATACGAAGGACTAGTTGTTTGTAGTTCCATAGTTTAGATTTTTTGGTTGTGTTTCTTGATAATAATAAGCTTCTCTTGTTGGATACTTTTGCCATATAGACAAGATAGATTCCATTAGTTCAAGATTAGCTTGTGAATAATTGATTTGGTGGATAATCTTAGCGATGAATAATCGCTTTTCAGAATCATCCCATAGTGCGAATTGACTTAGCATACTTTATGTGTTTTTTGGTTGGTAAATTAAGTTTAAGTAAGAATCTAATTTCATCAAATTGCTCCTGGTAGATGTCATTAGTCTTTAGGTCTTGTTGGTGCATACGCAATCCGTGAAGGACAGTTGTATGGTCACGAAAAAATAACCTGCCTATTGAGGCGACTGTGGCCCCTACATAGGTCTTAAGAATGGCATAGCACATATTCCTAGTAAGCACTAGAATGCGTGATCTATCTTTAGACAAGGCATCCTTGTACCTTACATTCATCTCCTTACATACGAACTGAATTAGTAATTCTCTATCAGGTTCTTCAAAGTTTAATATTCCTGGCATAGCGTAGTAGTGTATTTTATTCGGTGAAGTCATATATTTGGTTTTTTAATTCTTCTATCTTCTTGCGATAGAAAGCTTCTACAATCTCAATCATCTCTTCGTCAGCCTTGGCCAACCTAGTGCGAATCTTATAAGGTGTGTACCCTGTAATCTCACAAATCTTCTTTATATCGCCGTATTTTAATAGGGCACGATAGTCTCTAATTAGCATCTTTTAGTTTTTTATATAATTTGTAATGTCTGTCAATGGAACGCATAGCTCCTTCAATCGATGTGAAATAATCACCTCTCCAATAGTAGAACTTATCTAGGGGTTTTTTGGAATCCCAATGGATAAACATACCACGGTAGATGTAATCTTTTTTAAGCCTTTGGCCATCTATGGTTATCATAAAATAATCCTTAAGGCCTTTTTGTTTTAGATGGGCTGGTGTAGGGTGCATACTTATTCAATTATGGAGTAAATAGTTTCAGTTACCTCTTTAGTAGGCTTTAAAGATACTCCACTAGCAGCTTTAATAAACTTTTCGTAGGCACTATCTTTGTCAGCACTAATAGAACTATCTACATACTCACCATCCTTTTCGGTATAGAATCTTACACCACCTGTGATAGTATTTGTTTCTGTAATGAACTCAAATTTAGACATATTATTAGGGTTTTTGGGTTACTTTATTAAGTTTTTGGTGCCTTTGGAAATAAGACTGTACTCCACTTGAATTGATTTGGCTCTGCATATTCTCATAATACACAGGATCAAGGAAGGTTTTTGATAGGTAGTTGAAATAGACTTGCTCACCTGGTGAGAAGTTTTTGCCAGTAAGACTACACTTGCAGCCATATTTGACGGTGATTAATTCAAATGACATAGATGGGGTTTTTGTTTAGTTTTGTTTTAATGCTTCTTTTAGTTTAATTGCTGTATGTGTATAACCTGACATAGATGGATGCTCATTAATTATATCAATGCAAGCATTATATAAAATTTTTATATCCATTATTGGTAATTTTAAAATAATAATAGAATAATCTGTTTTTACATCAATTTTGATATGTTTCATAATAAAGGTTGCAGTTTATAGTGTGCCTCACTTTTTGTTTATTTTTATCGAAGTTAAGGAGTTTTTGCTAGTATTAAAGATTTTTAGCAGGTTTTTATTTGTTAAGGTAATCATAAAAGATTTTTGCTGGATTTTTGGCTGTGGGATTTTTAGCAGGTTTTTGCCGAGGGGTTTTTGGCAGGTTTTTGGCATAGCATAAAATTATCAATTAGTTGCATAAACAACTAATGTTTAAACATTAATGTTATAACATTGATATTTTACAATTTGGCTAGCTTACAATAGCATAAAAATGCCGTTTAAAGCTGTTTTAAGGACTATTTTGGGCCTATCTTTTTTTATTGGAGTAACTGTATCAATAAAAAAAATAAGCTCATTAAATTGGCTGTAATTACCTTGATAAAAATTCGTCCCAGCTTTGTTTATTTCTTTTCTCCTGGTCTTGATTTAATTTTTTTACTACCTGGTTCGCAATACTTTGCAGCTGCTCCTGATATAGATCATTGTAAAACTGTAGCAAATATTTATTTGCTGGGCTGTTTTCTTTTTCTAGGGCCTTTATAAGGCCTTTGAGTCCGTAGATATTCATAAAATATTAATTGGTGAGCTCCTTTGCCTGGATTCGATCCAGCTGCCTATAGCAACAAAGGATAAAAAAGGCCCTAAACTAAATTAGGGCCCTAAAAAATATTATTTTTTAATTAGTGTATGAATATTGGATATTTCTAGCTTTAAGATTCTTAAGGGCCTGGCCTGCTTTTGATCCTTTAGGCTGCTGGCCGTGTATCAATAGGGCAAAACTTTGCTTAGTTTTATAGGCCGCTTCGTCCGTGTGATCAATTAATAGGCCTAGCTCCTCGGCCTGCTCAGGAGTGTACACTACTTTAGCGAATTTAAGGCCGTGCAAAGATATCTGAGCGTCTAATTTGCCGCCCTCGGACGCATTAAGTATTAAATTGGCTGGGATCTCCTTTATATAGTTAACCCAATAAACTAAACTTTTTGTATATGCGTAAAAAATAACTTTAGGCCTAGCAATTGCCACCTGTAGCCAGGCCCTAAAATAAGACTGGTTAAAAAAGTCCCCTGAAACGTGAATTCTTACTATGCCAGCTTTTGCAGGTAAGCTGCTTAAAATAAGATCTGCAGCCTCTGAGCTGCTTAAGTTTCTTAACAGCTCGAAATTATGCCACCTGGCTAACCTTACCGCAGGATAAACAGCCTCTGCAGATGCAGCAAAGCAACGAAATTGGGTATTAGGGCCGTCTGTTAATTTGCCAGTAATTCGATCCGCTTTGCTTAAACATTCGTTTGCGAAAGGGCAGCTGTGACCTGCAGGCAAAGAAAAGGTATAAATTTCCTTTCCTAGTTTTGCGTTACCGCGTTGAAATTTTAGTAATGTGCTCATAAAATAAAGGTTTTGTTTTGTTATTTAATTAGTGTTTTTAGTTCTTTTTTAAGCTCCTGGGCCTTTAATCCTCTATAAGTAGTTGAATTGGATAGAAAATAAAGAATAATACTTTTGGCTGTATCCTGGCCGTAATTTTCGCAATGGCTGTTTATTGTAAGCATAGCAGCCAGGTAGGGACGTGCTGCGAAATGTGGAGACGTCCAATCGTTCAAAATCTCCTCGGCTATCTTATAAACTGGCCTAGTGTTAACTGTTTGCATTCTGTTTGTTTTTATAGTTATTAAAAAAATATCCTTTGTAAAATATAAACTCAGCTTCGCGGCTAGTGTAACCGTAGGAATAGAATTTATTTTTATTGTGTAACCTTTCAAGTTCTTTGTAAATCTTTGTACTTTCTGGCCTGCAGCATTGTTTGATTGCAAAGAAGGTCTCAATATCCTCCTGCCTTTCTTGAAAGTAAAGGAGGTAAGTTTTTCTAGTAAAGTTTAACATAGTTATTTAGTTTTTATTGTTTCGTAAATTGTTTTAATTAGTGCGTAAATTAGTAAGCTAACTAAGCTTACCAGGATCAACTCTAGTAGTGTTATCATTATTCTTTAATTAATAGGTGAATGAATAGCTTAGCAACGTAAGCAAAAACGAAACAGAATAAAATTAACTGAGCTGCGAATAAGTAAAGCATAAAATAAAGGTTTAAAGGTTAAAAAATTTAATTAGGTTAACATACGATAAAATAATAAGGTAAGGTATAAAGTATTTATACTTTTTTTTGCCTTGCTTTACTAGTCTTAAATTCAATTCGTGAGACTTAAATTTGTAGGAGTCTTGCATTTTGTTTGTCATTTTGTTTGTGTTTAATGAATCCTAAAGATAGGGCTAAATTGTCAAAAAAAATTAAACTTTGTCTAATTATTGTTAAGGATATGTTAATTAAGTTAGTGTATTTAGTACACTAAGTAAGTTAATTGGTATACATTAATAGGGTTATATAATATACTATGTTATATTATCAACTATATTGTATATATTATATAATACC